GTATGTCGCAGCGGCGGTTCTTATGTTCACCGAAGTCAAATATGCCTTCAGCGAACCTGATGTAGTTTCAGGGGACGAAGTTGGTACAATCCGCAACCCCGCGGAAATGCACCGGCCCAACGTACTACCGGAGTAGAGAGTACCCAGAGCGGTCGCCTGCATCGACATCGCCTCAACAACGGCAGTCATAGAGGCGGTCGGATCATTGGCATCCGCACCGTAGGTAATCTGCAAACTCTGATCAGTAGTTGTGGTGGTAACGGCATGTCCACACAACTGCACCCAACAGGACGTATTAGTTCCTGCTGGCCAGTCATAAGAGCCATTTTCCACCAGCAAACAAGTTGGGGTTGCATCGGCGTCGGGAAACCGCGCGGCCAACACGCGATCACCCACACCAGTGCCAAATGGGTTCATATTGCATTCCGCGTATTCCATACCGGCCTTACCCACATCCAACCGGTTGTGCTCAACCTCTAGCGCCTTCGCAATACGCTGATCGATGGTTTTAACTTGGGGCCTCCACCCAAACGGGTTTGGCAATCTTGTCACACGTTGTTGCCGCCCCAACCGCGGTTGGGGCTGCATGCGCCGGCGACGTTGCCTTTTACGCCGTTGTGGGAGACGTACGTCTTGATTAGCCTCCATTTTTACAAAGGGGCTGATCCTCGAGGGTGCGCCGGGCCCTGGGTATGCGAGTGTGGTTGGACAGCTTAGCTCGCGCAGTACGCGTTGAGATACTCCCGCAAGAACGGGGTACTCAACAGAGCGTACCGGCAACACAGATTATCCGCCGCGTTCTCTATGTCCAACTGCTCTCTAGGTCCAATGCCAAAAGCAGTCTCAAAAGATTCGCGGCACAGAAGGCTGGGGCCACGCATTGGTTGCATGGTCAGCAACGGAACTGGTAAATTCAAGAACCAGTTCCGAACGGTGTACGACTCAATATCATGAATTGAAGGCAAACCATATGGTATGTGTTTGTACATGGCCCTCAATATCTGCGGGTAGATCGGAAGTCCCCCGCAGAAATGAGAGTAACCTATGATCGTACTCAGTAAGACATTGTCAGCCTCAGCCTGGTTCTTGGCATGTACGGAATAACCAATACGCACAAGAAACTCGGCGGGATGTCTCACAAAAATACAATCATTTTCGTTCAAGTAAACAGCCTTTGAACGACAGAACACACCATCGTTTTTAGCTTCCCACTGCAATCCAAGCAACAAGTGCTTGGACGGTGGAACTGGGCCACGGTAAGCTAAAAAAGCATCGTCACCATTATTCATGATAGCGAATTGTTCGGTGAGATCGTCTCGAGCTAAATCGCTTAACTTAACGGATGGATTGGCCTCCCTAATAGCCGACCAAAAATTCCAATAATGTACAAATATAGCAACAAAATTGTTCAGGAACGACGTGTGGGGGTCCCCGGTTTGACGGGCACGACCTGTCACCACGAAACGTTCCTTTGGCCGGAATTGTTTGGCCCTCACAACACCCTGCCAGCGATTTTCGGATGCAATTATCACATGAATCAACTCGCTCGGCACACCGAAATGCTTCAGTACCCGAGCCTCTACCTCAAACGCGAAATTCTTCTCAAGCGTGAGGTCGAAGGAATGGTAGTCGCCATTGCTAAGGTTCCATCCCCTATGTTCGTGCCACCAGCGGCCCTGTTGGGCTGGAAGCCACGTCTTAGCCCAGCCAAAAACCGCATGGTGGTTCACCCATTCGTCCATGGCTTGAACCCATCGACCCCACAGTACGATCCGTTTAGCAGGCACATTGTTAATGGCTCTCGGTCGACCATTAGGCGGTTTAACCGAGGTTTCACTTTTAACAAACACTATATTCGTATCAATGGGGTCAGTTTCAAACGTTGGGCTTTCTATGGACGCCTTGTATTTATGCAATAGACTCGATGGCTTGCCACGAAGGTAGTCAGCATCACTGACTGGTTCAAGATGTACATCCCGACCATAAAAATGGTCAAGGTAGAAGTCTAGTAATGCTAGTGCATCAACAGTCGCAGTTTCGACTGGGTCGGGTACGCGTGCCGCAATACGACAAGAAATTGCACGGAACAAATTGTCCGGGCAATTGGCGTACACAGTCGGCACAATATCAGTAGTGATGCCAATACGCTTAAATGTTCCAGTATCGGAACACAACGGTGGCACCTCAGGTTGCTTTGACCAGACGAAATGAGGGCCGGCTTCGGGCACCACAAACCCGTCGCCGGCAACGCAATGTTTCTTCTGGTCAGGATGAGAACAACCATAAAGCTGATGGCGCACCTCGCGCAACATATAACGA